ATGGTGGAGCCGTAGACCCCTGGCAGGTATCAGTGCTGGTGGGCGTTATATGAGATATTGGAAGCGGCTTTTACACAAACTGGAGCGAAAAGCAGCCAAAAAAGAAATTGAAACCGACAAACCGGCAAGTGTGCATTAGCATGTTTAACGGTAGCAACAGAATACAATGAAAAAAATCTTAATATACCAGCCCTCACACCACAAGAACCAAAGGAAGGCTAATGCCCGGAACAAAAATAAAAAGTGTGCTTGAATGTGCTTATCATGACATAAAAACTTATGACTGTAGCTACAAAAACGGGCCTATTTATTGCGGGAAAAAGTCTTTTGAGATACCCGATAGATGCCCGCTAAAGCAGCTAAATGTCCAGCGGGAAAAATCCAGAAGTATGCTAAAAGGGGTCAGGGATAACGAAAAAAAACGACAGGTCACAAAGGAAGAAATCATTATCAATCAAAAAAAGGCGGTATCTCGTGCCAAAAAGCAAATATATATTGAACTTCCTGTTTCTTCCTCTTTTACTGGCCTGTACAGAGTCATTCAGCGAGTTGAAGGCGGTTTACGTGCCTGAGTATATCAAAGGGGAGTATAACCGATGCTGGGAGAGAGACCGTTTGACTAAAGTCTGGGTACCGCATGAAGTGGACAGTAAACTGTGTGAGGGAAAATGAGAAATAATATAATTGATTGGTTGATTAGCTTACTGCGAGAATGGAAATACTATGGGCCACCAAAAGAGCCAACAAACCCAATACTTTACGTTTATGAGAAAGGAACCGACACTCTTAAAGAAACTTTTACCAGTAAAGAATGTGATATCATGAATACTAATCCGATAATTTTAGGCGAAAACGGTGAAGAACATAAGATGTGGTGTTGAAAATGAAGCTATCCGGAAAATAAATAACTTTTATCTTGCTATAACACTATATTAAATAACGAGGTTATATGACACAATGGAACAAATTTGTAAACATTGCGGCACTGAGTGCGACTGGGATCGGTACTTCGAGAAATACGGGGTTGTTTTCGGTGTTTACGTCTGCCCAATTGACACCAGTGAAATCGTCAAGCTGGAGGGCGTAAATGACCTACAAAACCAACAAGAAGGACTTCTTAGAGTTTAAAAAGGAGGCCGAGTACTGGCTTGAGTATTTCGGGCTTAGTGATTGGGAGGTGAGGTATTCTTCAAAAGAGCTTGAAGTGTCCAGGGGCGATTGTTCTGTGAATATAATTGGCAAGACTTGCAATATTAGGTTGTCCAGTAAATGGGAATATGAACCCGCAAGAAATGAAGTGAAAAAATGTGCCTTTCATGAGGTTTGTGAATTACTGCTTTGTCAACTGGGTGTTTTGGCCACATGGGGACACAGCAATGATATTGTAACCGAACAACTTCATTATGTAATAAGAACGCTTGAAAACACTATATTTAAGGAGCACAGGCCATGACCCTCAAAGTATCTGCATTTAGGCGCTTTTATCTCAAGGAGGCTGGTTTGGAATCTCACATACCACTGGAACAAGTACAGGTAACTGAGAACCTGAACGCCAGACTCAGGGTATACGAAGGTATTTTAAGAAAGCAATGGGAGTATAAATGCAGCATATCAGCAGAAAAACCCACTTTTGAGGAATGGGTGAGTGAACAGGTTTCACGTGAAACAAGGTGAATCGAAATTAATAATGAGCAAGGGAGGCGGTAAATGGGAACTTATTATCACTTATATAACGACACAAAGAAAGAAGAGGTTCACTGGAACCACCATATAAAGGAAGGGCCAATATGCTTAAATTCAACAGTACATTGTGCTTTAGTCAATTATATGTTTGTTAACCAAGGGGATAGGCTTCGATTTATGGGTGATTATGGGGCTGAACCAGAAAATTACAAAGAAGTTAATTTAAACGATTACCACTTTGAAAGCGAACTCGCCGCTGATGCCATGAAAGATGCAATAACGCACGAATACCTAAAAGGTGCTCATTAAATGCAGCATATCAGCAGAAAAACCAACCTTTGAGGATTGGGTGAGGGAACAGTGAAACACACAAAAACAACCTGTGATTATTGCCAAAAAGAGGTCTATGCCTGCAACAGCCTTGAGTTCAAAAACAGTATTGGAGGGGTTACAAAAGTTGATCGTTTTATATTGAAAGCCATGAGATATGATGGGATAGAATTTGATATTTGCAAGGAATGCCGGGATTCTACGATCATAAAATGGGCTGATGGACTGAAATCACAGGGAATAAAAGTAAATAAAACAATACAGGAACAGGTTTCACGTGAAACAAGGTGAATCGAGATGAATAAAGTCAACTTAGATAATGATCAAGAGTCTTCAGACTTCTACAAAAGAGTGGAAAAAGCCGACGAAGTTTCTATTAAAAAAATCAGAATGAAAGAAAAAGGGGATAATTTTATTATAGAAACCCTGGTTGAATTAAAGGAAACTAAACCTGTTTATTCTTGCAGGATTTCAAATGGAGCTTTTTGAATGAATGCACACTTAAAATATTTTAGATGGGATTTAGGCAAGTTTCTTGAAATAACCAAAGAACAGTATTTTGACAATCAGTTCAATGAAGATCAGCACATTAAGATAGGATGGTTTAATGACCCTAAAGTGAAACAAATAAGCTCTAAAATAATCGAGGTATCTGATGAATAAGCGCCAAAGAAAGAAGCAGGCAAAGAAGCTTTCAAAAGAAGGGTGGTTTTTAGGTAAGGGGCCGGTAACAAAAGAATTGTGGTTCTCTAAAGTTCAGGAACCAACCAGCTTTGACGTTATGATGCCATGGGAAATATCCGGCCCAAAACACTTTAAAACAATGGTATTAGGAGCATGACTACATCCAGTCCAGTATCAATAAAGTGGATGGATGACCTCCAATACTACCTATTATCCCATGAAAGTGATATAGCCTACGACATAGAGGATTATTCAATGCTAAGGCTGGCTTGGGATATGTTTTTTCCAGAACCCCCAACAAAAGAGGGTACCACTAAACCTATGAAAAGGTACTTGCATGAATAACCCCAGAGAGCCAAGGAGTGCAGTAGAAATTATGATGAGAAACGGGTACGATAATCGGATTATAACTAGAACCAGATTGCAGATAAATGTGACGAAACTACACAATAAAGTCCTTGCAATGCAACTGGAATTACTAGCCAAGGCACCCAAATGACACCCAGAGAACAATACGAGAAAGAGACGGGCAAGCCGGTTATTAAAACCATATTTAGAACTATTTTGAGTACACCGAATGGCTTGAGGCTAAATACAAAGAGACAAACCAAAAATGAAGACACCCTTTGAAGTTAAATCCATAGAGGTGAACAGACCTCTGCCTGAAGGAACCAGATTCACTATTGAAGGCTGTTTCAAAGACAGGAAAGGCAGATTAGTGATGTTTAATACACAACAGGGTGACATGAGGTGCATAGCTACAAACAGACCCGTTAAAAAAACCTATGGACTTTATCAATGGAAAGCAGGTAAAACCTATGACTGAGAAAATGTGGATATTTGACAGACAGCTTTGCAGATGGGTGGAGGCTCCGTATTGAGCAACTTAACCGACATCCTCAAAGGAATAGCTAATTACCAGAGGAGAAAGTCCGGGATAACAGGTAAAGGCTCTAAAGCCCTTTTTGAGAAGAAAATCAAGGATATGTACTACAACAGCAGCGAGGAAAAGAAAAAGGAAATGAAAGAGGGGTTTGATGCATAGCGGTATAGAAGCACAAAAGAGGGAAGTTATAGAAATAACCATCTATGATAAGAAAACGCATGATATCTGGCAGAAAGCCATTGATGAGATGAAAACGAGAGGTGAGGAAGTCTTTTTCAAACTCACAAAATATTACCAGGAGCATAATGAAGTTTAAACTAAAACCAAAAGTAAGGTTTATCGGTGAACGCCAGGGTATTAAATATCCAAACGGGAAAGTTAGAATTACTGATTTAAGCGGAAATTTGATTATCTCATACCATGATAAGGATGGGGAAACCGTGAACACTAACCCTGTTATTCTTGATTATGCAGCTGAAGCAGATATTTATTTAGAGACTAATGAGGGGTTTATTGATCTCTATGATGATAGAGATGTCCAAATTTACCATAAAAGAATAAATGAGCTTGAATGAGTGTTATTGTAAGAAAAACACCGGACGATTTTGACAAGCACGAGGATGAAATAGAAAATACAGGGCGTAAATGGAAAATACACCCAAGTGAAACATTTCTGGTGCGTCGGGGGAATATTATATCATATAATCCGATAACTCGGGAATTCGGGGATTTTAATGATTTAACAGAAGAGATTACTGCTCACTAGTGCAGGTGTTGATAGATAAAAAGAGACTGATTTAGACTATGGGCGCAAAAGGGCAAAAAAAGACAGGTGGAGCTGTTAAAGGCCGATCAAGCCACAAAGCCAAGATACTGGCAAAGGTTCAGGAAGATGGCGGTAAATCCCCTTTAGAGTACTTATTGGAGGTTATGAACGATGAAGAGCAGACAGTCGGTACCAGGGTGGACGCTGGCAAAGCTGCTGCCCCGTTTGTACACAGGAGACAACCACAGGCCATCGAAAACACAGATATGAACGAACTGAAGAACCAATCACGTGAAGAGCTGGAACAGAGACTAAAGGAGCTGGAAGGGTGATAGAATCTATTGCGATTGGTATGATTGTGGTTGGCGGGTTATTTTATCTGATACTTGTATTATTTGGTTTTGACGGATTCTATCCCACTGGCACTGAATGACGTTTTTAGACAGGAATCAACAACAGCAATTGTATTAAATACGCATAGGGAGAGGCAGAAATCCTAACAGACGATGAACTAAGAGAGAAGATCCAAATCAAGGAAGAACTCCGGGACAGGATTAAATACAACAAGATAGATACCTATTTCCCTGACACTGGCCCCCTTCGCCGGGAGTTGTACACTAAACACACAACGTTTTTTGAAGCTGGCCTAACTTATTCTGAAAGGTGTATGCTTGCAGCGAACAGGGTGGGCAAGACCGAGTCAGTGGGAGGATTTGAAGCCTCTCATCATTTAACAGGATATTATCCAGACTGGTGGCCCGGCAAACGATTTGATAAACCTACCACTGGATGGGCTGCTGGTGACACTAACACCACCGTTCGGGACATCCTTCAGGAAAAACTCCTTGGAGATTACAATGATATTGGCTCGGGCCTAATACCAAAAGACTTGATAATCGGCACTACTCCCAAAACTGGTGTACCGGAAGCAATCGAGACAGTGAGAATTAAGCACAAGTCTGGTGGTACCAGCCTGCTTGGATTCAAGAGTTATGACCAAAAGCGTAAATCATTTCAAGGGACCAAGAAGGATTTTATCTGGATGGATGAAGAGCCGCCACTGCCCATTTACTCTGAGTGCCTGCTCAGGACTATGGATACCAGTGGAGGGGATGATACAGGGCTTCTAATCTGCACGTTTACCCCACTTGAGGGTATTTCAGAGACTGTTATGCACTTCCTGCCAGATGGTGATTGGGGAACTATTGATAATGCGGGGTCCAAGTTTGTCATTATGGCAACATGGGATGATGCTCCTCATATAAGCAAGGCTCAGGCTGACAAACTGTGGGCATCAATCCCACCATATCAGAGAGATGCCAGGTCAAAGGGGATACCCCAGCTCGGCTCTGGTGTTATTTACCCCGTCCCTGAGTCTGAGATTGAAGTACCTGATTTCGAAATCCCTGTTCACTGGCCCAAACTGTATGCAATGGACGTGGGCTGGAACTTTACCGCTGGGTGTTGGATAGCAATTGATAAGGAAACCGGGGTGACCTATATCTATTCCGTTTACAAAAAGGGTGAGGCCGAACCTGCCATCCATGCTGAAGCGTTCAAGGCTCGTGGTGATTGGATAAATGGTAAGATTGACCCTGCTGCTAGAGGAAGGTCACAGAATGACGGTTCTCAGCTCATACAAAGCTATACGGATTTAGGATTACACATAAGCTCCGCGAAGAACGCTGTTGAGGCTGGATTATACAAGGTTTGGGAGGCTCTAAGCACCGGAAGATTAAAGGTATTCAAAAGCCAAAGACAGTGGTTTGAAGAATTCAGGATTTACCGCAGGGATGATAAAGGTAAGATAGTTAAGACCAATGACCACGTAATGGATTGTACAAGGTATGTGTATATGGGCAGAGATGAAGCAAAAGTCAAACCTTTACCTAAGAAACCAGTAATCCGAAGACGGAAAGGGAGCTATATGGGATGAAAATTAAACTCCCACGCAAGCTAAAATAATAGTATCTTAAGACAGTACTCCTGAGTACCCGTCGTAACTGACGCACCCACATCGAATTACCCCCATGAGGTGCGTCTATGGCTGTTTCTGAAGCCGACAGAAAACTACTCGAAAAAGCCATGAAGCAGTTCCAAGTCATAGAGGGCTATGAGAACGATCAACGAGTTCTTATGGAAGAGGACAAAGATTTCAGCCTGAATACAAATAATTCCCAGTGGGAAGAGCAAGACTGGAAGGGGCGAGACGCGACAGGCAGGCCATTTATTACAGTGATGCTTTCTAATATGTTCACTGACCACGTCAAGAATCAGCAGCGACAGAATAAACCATCGGTAAAGATATCCCCCACAGATGAGGGGGCACAGGAAAAAATAGCTACCCGAAGACAAGGCTTAGTACGACATATCAGCTATGAAAGTAAAGCACAGATGGCCCGGCAACAGGCATTTGACGATGCTGTGGATATGGGCAGAGGGCATTATGTGGTAAGGACTGAGTATGTTGAAGGCACGATGAATCAGAAGATTTATATAGACCCTATCAAAGATTCACTTGCGGTTTATATGGATATCGAACGGGAAAAAGTTGATTACTCTGACTGTGACCACGGATTTATCATCAATGATATGGAGCGCACCAAGTTTGAAGAGAAATATCCTAAAGCGTATGACTCTGGATGGTCCTCAAGTAGCCGTGACCGCAAAAAATGGTCGAGCAGCGACAGAGTAACGGTTGCTGAATATTTCTACCGGGATATGAAAAAGCGCAAACTGGTTACCATCGAAGAGACAAAAGACGGGGTTTCCGGGACAAGAACACTGTATGAGGATGAAATCAAGCGCAAACGGTACAAGATTATCAAGGAGCGATGGGTTGAAGACCCGCAATGGAAGTGGTGTCTTATTACTTCTGAAGAAATCCTTGAGAAGAAAGATTTACCCTGGAAGGTGATTCCGATTGTAACTGTAATCGGTAAGGAAAGCATTTCCCGTGGCCGGTTGTCACTCAAGGGGCTTATCAGGGATATCATACAACCATGCAGGATGTACAATTTTCTGTCCAGCTCTGAGGCTGAATTAATCAGTTTGTCACCAAAGACCAGATATATTGCAGCAGAGGGGCAGCTTGAATCCTATGAGGATGAATGGGGTAATAGTAATCGTGACACCCTTTCGACCTTGACTTACACCCCTAAAACTTTCGAAGGCCAGCTTGTCCCACCTCCCCAGCCTATACCATTTGCCGGAGTACCTGTCGGGATTGTCAACCAGAAACAGGAGATTATTGAGGATATAAAGCGCATCACAGGTATTTATAATTCATCTGTTGGGCAAAAATCGAACGAAACCAGCGGCGTAGCAATACGCAGGCGAGAGGCTCAGGCAGATAACGCAAATTACCACTATATTCAGAATTATTCGCATGCAATCACACATGAGGGTCGGATAATCAACCCTGCTTTACCGATTATTTATGATACTCAGCGCACGATTACCATTATGGGTGAGGACGATGAGGAAGAAATGACAGAGATAAATGGGACTGATGATATTGGTCTTGGTGATGGTAATTATAATGTGACTGTATCGGTGGGCCCTTCGACAAACACGCAGAGGGAAGAGGCTGCACAGGGTATGCTTGAAACATTACAGCAGGTTCCACTTATTCAAAACACTGCCCCTGATTTGGTGGTAAGGTCTCAGGATTGGGTAGGTAAGGACGCACTGGCCGACAGGCTTGAATTTGCAGTGGAGAAACAGATACCGGGAATAACCACACAGGTCAAACCGGAAGAAGGCGATAATGATGAGGTTGCCTTATTGCAGCAGCAATTACAACAGGCACAGCAGCAAATGCAGCAGATGGCCCAGCAGGCGCAGGAATTACAACAGGCACTTCAGAAATCAAACGCCGACAAAAACGCAGCGGCAGCGGGTAAAGCTCAGAATGATATGGAGCAGCTTAAAATTGAATGGGCTAAACTGAAAGCTGAGATTGAGAAAGGTAAAGCGGAACTGGCCCTAAAGGAAAAAGAGCTGCAGGTTAATGGCAAGATTGCTGATTTACAGACAGGTGCTCAGGTTGAGATAGCAAACGAGAAAAACAAAGCAGAGCTTATTAAGGTCAAAGTATCCACTGACTCAGAGATAATAAAGATTGACCGGCTTCACGAAAACACAGAGAAATCCAAAGAGAAAGAATCTGTCAATGTTAAGACTGAAATCAAGACTGAAACTGGTAACAAGATGAGCGAGATTAAAGAGCTTATTCGTGAGAGTTTTGAGGCGGTCAAGCCCCCCACGAAGAAAACCACAACAGTAAAGAAAAGCGGTAAGGGCAAGTATAAATTTGAAACCAAAGCGGATAATGGCACTGTAACCACTGGTACGGTTAAGGAAAGCGGTGAGGGTTACAAAGTAGATTCAAAGCTGAAGGATAATGACAATAGAGAAGCAAGTACGTGAGCAGCTTAACGGGTTCGACAAAAGACTAATGGAGGTTGAGAAGTTGGAGACAAAAGTCACCCGGAATGAATCTGATATCCAGAAGATATTCGAAGAGCTTGCAAAGATACCCCAGCGAATCAATACATTAGTTGTGACAATGCTTTTTTCAGGTGTAATATCAATAGGAGTGGCAACGTGGGCGATAGTATCAAAATAGAGTATTGTATACTGGTGTGTACCGGCTGTGGGTACCCTCTTAATGACTGCCGTTGTGCGGTTTATGCTGTTGACGTTTGCCCGACATCAATGACACAGCCACCTGAATGGGCCAGCTAATGCAATTTTTTGGAAAAACAGTTTCAGACACAGGATGTGAGATTCTTATTAAGATGAAGACACGCTTTCCCGATCCTGTCCACCCCGGCCATGAGAGTTCATGGCGAGATGGTCAGATAATATCGATTATGCCGTTGGGATTTCATACAGCGACTTTCGTGGGGTATTGTCTTCTTTTGATAAAGCTGCCTAATGTTAACTATCTGGATATCGGAGGGCGAACACAGGCGGGATGGAAGATTTTACCCGCTACCCCCACAATCTGGGACAAGATAAACCACACGGCAAATATAAATGGAAAGTATAAATGGGAAGTCCCAAAAGGGAACCCCTTTAATAGAGTAAGGAAAACCAGAGATTATTTTATTGATTTAAAGAAACTTGAAAACACTGGAGACATAACTGAATCGGAAAGAGAGCAGGCGTATGATCACAATACTAAAACGATTTTAACAGTCGCCTCAGTGATGAGCATTAACAGTATATTAAGACATGAGAACACACACACAAGGCTTGATCCTTCGTGGCTGCTTGAACATGCGTCAATCACATCAGGAACACACAGTATCGGGAGTGGACTTGATTATGACACGGTAACAGCTTTTGAGGCAGCGATTGGAGCCACCTTGACAGCGACTCTTAGAGGGGAACATGCCAACGAAGAAACAGCAATAACTACTGATGTTACATTTGATTTTGATACTGCAACTTACGATTTTGTACTTACCGCTGCCAGTGGAGCCGAACACAATGGTGGTGCTTACGGGAACGGTGCCAGAATTACATTTGGGGCTTTTGATAGTTTTACATTTGTTGAGGCCAGTGGTGACACGTTAAACAGTGTGGAAGTATCAAAACTGGCTCTTGATATAACAGGATCGGGTAATCAGGGGATTATATTTAACAATGGCGGTGATTCTGGGCTTTGGAAAATTAACCGGATGTTAATAGCAGGAGATGCTGACAGTGCAAACGGCCTTTATCTGGTTGAGCAATCCAAGAATGAACTTATAACCAACAATACATGTTATGGTATCGGGAACGGTGCCGCAGACGCTGGAATAAGACTGAATGTTGGGTTTGGTTCTGCTACCAGAACATTATACAATAACACATGTATAGGGAACTATGATAATTTTTATATAGATACAAGCGGTAATGATACTCTTGTTTTTAAGAATAATTTGGCTCAGGGTTCTGGAAATTCAGATTATCGTGATGGTGGGTTTGGATACGGAACAACCGCAAAGAATATCAGTGAAGACGCAACAAGCCCGGATGCAAGCTATCGGTCAAAAGACCTGCATACGAACACAGTATTTAACGGTTATGCAACGGACGATTATACAATTGACAAGGACGGTGACAGCACCAACCTTGCAATTTTAGATGATGGTGAAGATTTAAGTGGCACGTTCACAGATGATGTTAACAATGCTACTGGCAGGAGAAGTGCGCCTTTTGATATTGGGGCCAGTCAGAGAGATCCTGCTGCGGCTGGTGGAGGCCCGGTAGCCGGGAGTTTATCTTTAATGGGAGTAGGTATATAATGGCTGATGATTTTACGGTAGATGCCAGCGATGAGTTGGGGGTTAAATTTGCATCTGATGATGTGGGTGGCAAACATTATCCTATAAGTAAAATAGCTTTAGGTGCCCTTAATTCTGTTACTTTATTATCAGGTGGTGCGGGTTCGGTTGATGCTGGAACACCAAGAACAACACTTGCAGCAGATGACCCAGCAGTCTCTTTGCTTGGTACGATTGACGCTGACACCGGGGTTATTGCTGGCGACACCACATCTATTGATGCTAAAATTACTGCCTGTAACACCGGGGCCGTGGTTCTTGCAGCAGGTACTGCTGAAATAGGCAAACTGGCTGCTGGTTCTGCTGCAATAGGTACAGTCTCGACTACTTCCCAGATACCCGGAACCGGGGCGACTAACCTGGGCAAAGCTGAGGATGGAGGACATACCACAGGTGATACCGGAGTGATGGCCCTTGCTGTAAGACAATCAGCAGATGCCGCTCTCAGTGGTAGCGATCTGGATTATGAACCATTGCAGACAGATGCAAGTGGGTTTTTAAAAGTAAACATCAAGGCTGGCAGTGCAAGTGGCACGGAGTACACAGAGGATGCCGCCGCAACAGCAAACCCAGCAGGAGGGGCTTTAATTGTAATTCGTGAGGATGCAAGGGCTGGAAGTTTAACCACTACTGATGGTGATAATGTGGCAGTCAGGGGTAATAATAGCGGGGAGATGTACGTCAAAACCACTGATTCCGATGCTTTACTGACAACCATTGACACTGATACAGGTACAATTGCTGGCGATACAACCTCTATCGATGGTAAAATAACCGCTTGTAATACCGGAGCGGTCGTTCTGGCAGCAGGTACGGCAGAGATTGGTAAACTTGCCGCCGGGGTTGCTGAAATTGGGAATGTAAAGAATAGCGGAACCTTTGCTACTCAAGCAACATTGCAGGCAGGTACAGCGGAAATAGGCAAGCTGGCGGCTGGCTCTGCTGCTATTGGTACCGTTTCAACTACTGCCCAGATACCAGGTACCGGGGCAACCAATTTAGGCAAAGCTCAGGATACAGCAGTCGGGGCAACTGACACTGGCGTGGCTATGCTTGCAAAGAGAGATGATGAACAGTCAGCTGTGACCCCTGTTGATGGGGATTATGTTGTTCCTACAGCGGATAAATATGGTAAATTAAAAGTCACATTGGAGCCGGATGCAACCAGTGTTCCTAAATTTGGGGTAATAAATGCTGCATCAAGTGGAGACAATACTTTACAGGCAGCTGCTGGTGCTGGGGTTAAAATAAGGGTGACGAGCCTTTTTGTGGTTTCGGCTGGTACTGTGAATGTCCGTTTTGAAAGCGGGGCCGCTGGTACAGCTTTAACAGGTCAAATGCCTTTAGTGGCAAACAGTGGTTTTGTTTTACCGTATAACCCGAATGGCTGGTTTGAAACAGCTGACAATGCTTTGCTTAATATGGAACTTTCTGCGGCGATTGGTGTTGATGGTTCTTTTCAATACGTAGAGGTTTAATTTGTGGATCCACTTACTAACCTCAAAATTAGTCAAGGGGGCAACCAGTGCGGCTGTAGTCGTGGAAGAAGAAACTGTTGCACCTTCAGGCGGCTGGGAGACGAAAAAGAGGAGAAAACGAGGGAAATTAACAGATGAGGAGGCACAGGGGTTAATTGACTATGCAAAAGCACTCGAAACACCTGAAAAAATAGTTGGCCCTGAAGTAATAGAAAGTAGTATATTAGAGGAAAGGGTTGAATTACCTGATATTGATTTAAGTAAGGTGTTAACAGACAGTGCTTTAAGTCTGGTGAGGGAGCCTAGTCAGGAAAGACAGGTCGTACCACTTGAGGAAAAGCTTGAGGACGAGGAAGATATAGGTTTAATGCTTGCAATAATCGAAGCACACGAGGGATAAAATGGCAGCACAAAAAAGAATTTTAAACACGGACCACGCCCCCAGAAAAAGCCAGTTATGTGTATTGGCAGACGATGGGGAAACGGGGAACTCAAACGTGGGCAACGCAATAATCAGTGAGACATACACTAATATGATAATGGTGGGGGTTTCGAGCCCGGTTAAGGTTATTTATTATGACGGCAGCTCGGAAACTCTGCCCGCTTTAATAGCAGGGATGTGGCATTATGTCGCACCAGTAAAGAACGTTGAGGACACCGGGACCACAACCACAGATGTCCATATCGGCATTAGCTTTTTGAAATCATAACCGGAGAGAGACAGAATGGAGACAGAAGAAACCCCACAGGCAGAGCTGGCGAATGAGCCAACCGCGCCTGTAATTGAAGATAAGACCACCTCAGAAGGACTTGAGACAAAAGAAGATTCTAAACCAAAGGAAGAAGGGCACAAAGAAAAATATTCCAGACGGGTCGAGAAAAGTATTGGGAGATACAAGTACCAGGCAGAGGAAACAGGCCGGGAGTTGACAGCGGCTAATGCTAGAATTGCAGAACTGGAACAAGGACAAAGACTCCCCTCGGAGCCCTTAAGAGAAAACTATGCCACTGAAGAAGAGCACGAAAGAGATACTAAACGGTGGAGCAAGCAGAATGAACAGGATATCAGAGCAGACGAACGGGCAAAAGTACAAGCAGGCAATCAGGAAAGAGAGCAGTTAAGGCGACAGCAAAAAGTATCGGACAGGTACGGTGTAGATCGTCTTGAGGGTGCCAAAAAATTTGACAATTATCAGAGAAGTGAAAACGAAATTTTGGCCGTGGTGCAGCGTGATGGTGCCTGGGCAATGAGAGATGCAATTATAGGTTCAAAGAAAAACAGCGCAGAAATAGTAAACTATCTGGGGAACAATCTGGATGAGCTGGATGAAATAGCCAGTTTAAGCAGAGACGAACAGATCCGCGAAATCTTTGAGATTGAACAGAAGGTGAAAGCTAAGGCACCTAAAACTGTTAGCGACGCACCGGAACCCGCAGGCAAGGTGACCGGAGGCGCAAATTCAGGCGAAACCAGTAAAGTGAGTCAGCGTGAATGGAACATGAAGAAAAATAGAAGATAAACGCGAATTTTGACGGAATCACAGTGATTCCGTCCCGACGTTAGATCGTCGCTCCTAGTCGCTTAAACATTTAAAAAGCATAGGAGATACTATGGCTAATACAAACAAGACTAATGACCTTGTGTTTCTTGAAGCACAGCGCCATTTTCGAAACAACACTATTTTCGTTAATAGCTGCGGTGCTAATTATAATGATGACTACAAGGTTCATGGAGCGAAAGCAGGGCAGGAAATCCGCTTGCCTGTACCGCAGGAATACACTGTCAGGGAAACCCTGAGCATGGATACTCAGGATGTGGAAGAAAAGACGGTTCCCTTAACCCGCTCGGTAATTCGTGGTGTGGATATCAAGTATTCAAGCCCTGAATTAACTCAGGATATTGACGGTTTTTCCGAAAGGAAGATTAAACCCGCAATGACTGCACTGGCGGCTAAAATTGACACTTACTGCATGGATACTGTAAGCGACCAAATCGCCCAGGCCATTGCATTGCCTGCAACCAACCTTGACAGGACGGATCTGGTTAATGCTGGAATAATCCTTGATGAGGGTCTAGCCCCCAGAGGTGACAGACGTTTAATTCTTTCACCACAGGCACACGGTGATCTGGTGATTGATTCAGCGGCATTGTTTCATAAGGCTGAAAACCTAAATCAGCAATGGACGGACGGGATTATTAAAATGCCTACCCTTGGATTCCAAGGCATAGGAATGACAACTAATGTCTCAACCCATACAACTGGTGGTTATGATGCCAACTATGATGTCAAAACAGCCTCAACTTCAGGAGATGAAACTCTTGACGTCGATACTGGATCGGGAACTGTTAAAAAAGGTGATGTTTTCACTATTGATACAGTTTTTGCCGTCGATGCAAATACCAAGGTTTCAACCGGACGCTTGAAAAAATTCACAGTTACAGCTGATTCTGCTGGTGGTGATGTCATTCTGGCGATAAGCCCGGCAATCATTTCTACGGGACCTTATCAGAATGTTGATAGCCTGCCTGCTGTAAATGATGATCTGGTATTCACTGGTACATTAAGCACAGCTTATAAACAGGGACTCGCTTTTGACCCTGCCGCTATCGCAATCGGTTTTTGTGATTTGGATATCCCGGCTGAGGCTGCATATGCTGAAAGACGGGTTGAGGATAATATTTCGATGAGAATAATCAGGGGTTTCGATATGAACACTTCTGTATGTTCCATGAGAATTGACGTTCTCTTTGGCGTTAAACTTGTAATCGACAGATGGGCAACCCGCCTGTACTTACCTTAAAGGAGGATAAATAAATGGGAACTACAAACTCAAATAAGGCTGGTATCCTTGAACTTTCCGATGAGGGAGATGCAGGGTGCCGAATGGGAAATGCCACTTCCTCTGTTTGCTCAACACATGGCGCTACTCCGGTTGATCAGGCGGGTGCAACTATTGATTTAGGTGTTGTGCTGTCTGATTTCGGGCCTAGAGCAGCGGGAACGGCTTACACAATCACCACAAGCGGAGCTATTTCACTCACGGGTACTGTGGCTACTGGTGCTCTAACAACTACCGGTGCCATATCCGCAACCACAACCATTACTTCTACCGGGGCAACCTCTGGTATAGGTTATGCAACTGGTGCAGGTGGAGCGGTAACACAAATCACAAACCGGTCAACGGGCGTGACAGTGAATACCATTTGTGGAACAATCACAACCGACAATACTTCTCTGGCGGCAGAAGCGTCAGCCGATTTTATAGTAACAAACAGTGCAGTGGCTATTGGTGACTGCGTTGTTCTGTCTATTCAATCAGGTGAAGATAGTGGAGGTACAGTGCTTTCTGTTCAGGATGTGGCAGCGGGTTCATTTACCATTCGAGTACATAATGGTAATGTGGCAGCGGGTACAGCAGAAACAGGAGCAATCCTAATTAATTTTGCCGTTATTAAAGCGGTATCAGCATAATTCACAGGGGGCGGGAAACCGTCCCCATTTTAACAAAAGGAGACGGGAAAATGAGAAGTTACCCCAGAAGTGTAGTGAAAGCAGGTGGTAAAAGAATACGAGTAAACAACGAGACTGAAGAATATGAGGCCGGGCTTGAAGGATATGAAAGCCATAAAAACCCTAAGATAAACGCATTGCAGAAAGGGACTGATAAAGAAATACTTCGAAAACGTCCTGTAATTGAGTTATCTGAGGCTGAAAAACTTGCTCAAAAAAACGCTATTGATGCGGCAAAAGCTGAGTTAAAAGCTGAAGCAATAGGGCTCGCCCAGGCTGAACTTGACCGGGAGGACAGTGAAAAAACTTCTGAAAAGGTTGTGGAAGAGTCACCTGTTACGGAAAAAAATAAGGTACCTGAACAGGCTGAAACGACAACTCAAGAAACTCCTACGGTATTAAAACAGGTACAGAAAAGAACAGCAAAACGGAAATAAGGGGGGCGCATGGCCGAAACAGCAGATGCAATTACACTCTTTGCACTTAGAAAACTGAATGTCAAGGAGGCTGGTGAGACGCTTGATGCTGATGAATCGGCAGACGGGCTTATCGCTATCAATGATATTCTGGATTCATGGAGCAATGAGCGGTACATGCAGACCAATCTTGTCAAATTGACACAAACCCTTTCGGCATCTGATGGGAGTTACACTTTCGGGAGTGGTGGAGATAATTCCACCCGCCCCCAGTGGATAGAAACCGCTTTTATCAGGGATTCCAATAATTATGATTTACCCTTAAGCATTATTGATAATGAGCAGTATTCAAATATTTTCTACAAAACGAACACTAATCCATACCCCAGATATTTGTACTACAGGGCAGAGTATCCACTGGGAGTCGTGGAACTGTGGCCGGTCCCAAGTGTGGCTTATACCCTTCACATGGAAGTCCCGGCGGTTCATGCCGCTATTTCTGCGGGCTCGAGTTCGGTTGATTTAGCACCGGGGTATATCAGGGCTCTTAAATGGATTCTGGCAACAGAACTCGCACCAGAATATAAAGAAGCTTCTAATGCTGTGCTTCGGAAAGCTAATGAAGCTATTGCATGGATTAAGCGTGTAAACAAAAAAGACCGCCCTCGAATGGCCTCACCTATAGGAAGGTATCTAAACAGGGGTAGAAACAATGGATATATAAACAGGATTACATTTTGATTAAAATTCCTTTCATAGGGGCCTCGTATGAGATGGATTTTCTGGAAGTATCAGCACAGAGATGTGTTAATATGTACCCGGAGGTATACACTGATGCCAACGCAAAAGACCATATATCTTTAAGGCCTACTCATGGGCTGTTGCTATTCACTACTCTGGCCGGTACTCAAAGCATAAGGGAACTTTACTTAACCTCTACGGGGGTTTTATTTACTGTCAGGGGCAAAAGTGTTTCCACAGTTAATACGGCAGGGACAGAGACGGCAAGGTTTAATCTGAGCACCGGGGATTTGCCCGGTGAGGCTTCAATTGTCAGAATGGCAGACAACCAGACACAACTATTGATTGCTGATGGGACCGCAAACGCTTATACATGGAATCTTGATACTTCAACAGCCACGCAGATAACGGACGCTGATTATCCGGGTGGATTGTTCTGCGGTATCCTTGACGGTTATTACATAGTGAATAAGCCGGGCACTCTGTTTGCTTTTTTCTCCACGCTTGACGACCCTACTGACTGGCCTTCAGGAAATACTATCACAAAAGAAGGAACCACAGACCCTATTAATGGGCTAATTGTATCCGACAGACGTTTGTGGTTGTTCGGCCGACAGAGCTATGAGGTTCATTACAACACCGGGAATTCAACGAATCAATTTTTAAGAATGGAAGGAACCTATCATGAAATTGGCCTTGAAGCACCAGACAGCTTAACTCAGGATGGGGAAAATATTTTCTGGCTTGGTGCAAGTGCTCAGGGGTTCGGTAAGGTCTACATGAATCAAGGCTTCGATGCTGTTAAGATTTCAACAATCCCGATCGAGAGAGCTATACACGGATACACTACTACGGCTGATGCCGAAGGGCTTTGCTTTCAACAGGACGGCCATGATTTTTATCAGCTGACTTTCCCCTCTGAAAACAAAACATGGGTGTATGACAAAGGTACTGGGCTCTGGCATGAAAAATTGTACAGGAATCCGAGTACATCAGTGGATGAACGGCACAGGGCAAGGCGACAGGTGTTTTTTAATGGTAACAATTATTTCGGTGATTGGGATAACGGTAAAATATATGAGGTATCACAGACTACTTACACGGATGATACACAGGTAATTATCAGGAATCGCACCGGGCCAACCAACTGGAACGCACTGGAAAGGATATTTTATACCAGTTTTCAGCTTGACATGGATGTTGGCGTAGGTCTTCCCACGGGTCAGGGGAGTGCGCCACTTGTAATGATTCGCTGGAAAGATAAAGGACGCTGGAGTAATAAATATCAAATGTCGGTCGGGGCTATCGGTGCATTTGGAACCAGAGTAAAAAAGAATCGGCTGGGGGCTTCAAGGGCCAGAATATGGGAAATAACATATTCGGAACCCACTAAATTCAGCATGCTTAACGCTTTTGTGGAAACGAAATGAGTCTGCCACCCGTCCCCAGAGAACACGAAGTATTTAGGAGAGATTCTAAAGGGAGGCTTGCTAATAAATTGAGCTGGCCTTGGGAGATGTTTTTTGAGAAGGTTCACGATCAAGGGGCTTCTATTCCTACGACTCCTCTTTCAGCCAGTATGGATGTACAAACGGATTCAGACAGTAATCTGGTTTCGGTGGCAAATACTGGCACGGTCAGTAATGTAATGAGTGCAAGCCCGACTTTGACCGGGACGGTTACAGCAGCGGCGGCGAATTTCTCAGGTAACATCACGATTGGCGGTACACTTGGTGTGACCGGGGTAGCCACATTCACAGCTCAACCAATAGCAAGTACTCTGACAGCTTCACAGGCTGTTTTCACGGACGGTTCAAAAGGTCTTGTAAGTAATACAATCACAGGAACGGGTAATGTGATGATGAGTACCAGTCCCACGACAACCGGGACTTTAACGGCGGCAATTGCGAATTTCTCAGGGGCTGTTACTGCACTTACTATCAATGTAGGCTCAACCATTGCAGTGACAGGGGTTCTTGATGAAGATGATATGGCCTCTGATTCTGCGGTATCTCTTGCCACCCAGCAGTCAATCGCAGCGTTTGGAAATAATACTTTTGCTCTAAGAGAGATTTATAATGGTACATTCAAGGAAACATTTGATGCTGTAGTGACATCCAACGGAACCATTATCACAATGAGTCTTGAGCAGCAGGGTACTGGTGATTTGACAATGCAGTTCAGTGATAATGACACCACTCTTGATTGTACCCCGGCAGCAACTATTGCCTTAACGGCTGGAAGTGATACCTCGCCACAGGGCAATTGGATATATATTCTGCAATCCACGAAAGCACTGACTAAATCAACGTCTTCATGGCCAACACCAGAGCATATTAAAGTGGCTTATTTTCTTGTTCAAAGTGCAGCCTCGGTTCAAACCGTGAGCGGTGTTTATGTAAACCAGAACTGGAATGACCATGTAAAAAACGGAAACGACAGAGGGCATCTAACCCATTTAGCTGAAAGAATGAGGCATAATGGGACTGTTTATTTCTCAGGGCTGGACCCAAACGGGACGGATCAGGCAGCAGCTACGAGTTATTTTGATGATGCCGCCGGGTCAGCAGCTTTTTTTAAATCAACAGCAGGTATGGTTTACCAGCTTCACAGCCATACCATGCCAGCAATTGATACTTCAAGTACGGATAAAATCCACGCCATAAACTGGTCCGGGGACGCTTACCATATATTTACGGATTTGTTTGATATTGTATCGGACTCAGCCGGTGGAGCACTTAACAACAAGTATTTCAATGTATTCTTTTTTGGTGTTGCTAATAAAACAGGTGAGCACGCACCTATTATGTGCCAGTTACCCAGTGGAAGCTATGTCACAGAAACAAATGCAACCAATGATGTGGACGGGTTTGACAATTTAACAATGCCCCGACAGTTTGGTATTGACTCGTCAACAGGGGTAGCTATTTGTAGAATGACTTTTAAATGGACTGGCGGTACAACTACACTCACTCATATATCCACACTGGACCTAAGAACAACTGATGTGGCTGGCGGTGCAAGCACTGGTGGGACCGTGACTGATTTTGCAGATAATCAGTTCTCTGTATTTGATGAGGCTGACACCACAAAGATACTCAATCTGGATGTCGGTACACTGGTAACCACAGGGAACACTCGCACATTACAGGTGCCTGATTCTGACGGGGTTATTGCTTTACTGTCTGATTTGACATTAGAGGATTTGGATTTTGCTGGTGATAGTGGTACGGGTTCGGTGGACTTGGATAGCCAGAGTTTGACTATTGCGGGTACGGCTGGTGAAATAACCACTAGTGGGAGTGCACAGACGTTGACTGTGGGTCTGGCTACGAATGTGACTGTAGCTGGAACTCTTATTGCAAATGGCCTTCTAACTGCGAATGAAGGGCTGGCAATAACAGATCCGACATCCGCGAAGGCACTTGTTACATTCAGCCAAACCACAGGAGGACTTACAAGTACTGTAGGGCAGGGGGCATCAAGTTTGAATCTTATTGCCAATGGGGCAAATGGCTTTGAAGTTGATACTAATGGGGTAGCCAGACTGACCATATCCTCAGCGGGGGCCGGTGCTTTTACTGGTACACTTGGGGTAACCGGTTTAATCACAGCCACGGCAGGCCTAACCACGGCAGGCGGCCCGGTGACACTGGGTGCGGGTGATGACCTTATTGGAAGTTCAACTAGTGATATAAACATAAACAGTGGCGGGATGTTTTTTTCAAGTGCCAACGAGCAATTTTCTATTGGAGACGCTTCACCTGGAACCGGGGCAACACTACAGGTTAAGAACGCAGCTAATACCCCTATAGTCAGAATAACTGGTGCTGATGCTGGCAAGGCAGCACTAACCAGAACGATGGGTGGATTAGAGCTTGTGATCGGTGGAATGAATACCGGCAGTAAATACGGTCGCCCCATAAAATTCATGTCTACTGATCCTCAGTTCACCACTGAGAGCCCAAAGTTTTTGGCTGCAATAGTGAACAGAGCGACCGAATCTTATGCCGCTGATACTGATGGTGGGACGGCTCTTGATTTCTTCATAACACCCAATAATCCGGGGACAACAAATATACCTGTTTTGGCAATGACGATAGATCAAGACAAAGCTGTCGCAATTGGCACCGAGACCCCAGAAGGCTCCGGCCTGACAATCAATCAAGGCGCCAATGATGATATAATTCTAAGCCTGAAATCCAGTGACGTTGCTCACGGAATGACGGATTTTGCAGAGACAGACAGCTACGGTATTATAAACAAAGCTAGTGCCACAAACGGCGGTATTCAGATCACCAGTTTATCGGAATCACCGATAGGCGGATCAATGAAACTCCATTCATATTCGAATGTGTCCGAAGGCACTGTAGGCATAGAACTGATGGCCGCAAAGAAGAACGTAGCCGGAATTACTGATTTTGACTCGGGTCAGCTTTTACTGACAGTGATGAATAACGCAACATTTTTAATGGTAATAGAAGGTGGTGGTGATGTAGGAATTAACACAGTGAGCCCACAGTATAAAATGGATGTGAACGGCACCTTCAGGGCTGTTGGCGCTGGGTTGTTTAATTCGACCCTTGGGGTAACCGGTTTAATCACCGCAACAGCAGGACTAACCACAGCAGGCGGCCCGTTGACACTGGGTGCGGGTGATGACCTCATAGGCTCAAGCACAAGTGATATAACCATTAATACCAATAAATTCACCGTAGCAGGGGCGACAGGTAATACAATCATAGGCGGTACACTTGGGGTAACCGGCCTAATCACCGCAACAGCAGGCTTAACCACAGCGGGTGGGGACATAACACTGGGCACCGGAGATGACCTTATTGGCTCCAGCACCAGTGATATAATCTTCAATACAGATAAATTCACTGTGGCCGGTGCTACTGGAAATACGGTTATAGCTGGTACTCTGACATGTCAGGATGAATTGATTCTTACGTCCAAGGTTAATCTGGGTACCGGGTACGTTGACGCAGGTACAGCTGCTTCAAACGAGGATGATGTATCCGGTTATGCAACGGTAATACTGACCCCTACGAGCGGAGCGAATGCATTCTATGCTTTCACAGGACAGGTTGAGGGACAGGATATCTTGGCTTACAATAACAGTGCTTTTACGGTTACTGTCAGAAATTTTGCAAGAACAATGCCATCGAGTAGTGGCAAGTTAATTCGATGGGACAGTAGTTTATCAATATGGTTGGAAACAGACTAAGAGGTTATTATGGGAATGTGGGATTTATTAGACGATTTTGTTGGAACTTCATCTGGACAAGGGACCATCCAGAACACAATGGATGGTGTTAGTGAGGTTGGTGAA